TATCCTTTCATACAAATGACGGACAGGACAATGTGGAAGGGCATCCAAGTTCAGTAATATGGAGTTGGTTCGACACTTAAAATAACGCTTGACAACCAGCCGAAGATACAGTATAATACTACAATAATATAGGAGAAATCGTGTACATAGAGACTTGGCAATTAATCTTTATACCTTGTATCGCCGCTTGTGCTTACTTTTCTTACAGAAGTGGGTGGAAAGCAGGAGTCTCTGTGGGAGTCCATATGGTCATCAAAGATTTGGCCTATAATACGATAATCTCTGTAGTTGAGAATGTAGAAGATGAAGAAGTCACGGTCGGCAGATATGACGCTGACCCACAGGAGATGAAGAATGACGCATTCCACATCACCTTAGGCGAACAATCAGGAGATGAAGAATGACAGTGAAAGAAACTAGGGTGGCGACTGAAGATTGCCCTCTGGATTGCGAGTGCTACGATGAACCATCGCAATCATTAGTTGAAGTAGCACCCAGAGTGTATACAAATACGAATGGAGGCTCAGGAATGAGCGACCACATCAAGGAAATGATAGCCAGAAAGGAGAAAAAAACAAAAGAATTGAAAATAGTTCAAAAAAAGACTTGACAATGTACCCAATTTAGAGTATAATGGTTATAGTAAATCAATGATGAAGTGACTGAAGGAGTATAATATGTCTACATATAAGATTTTTGTTACGGAAGACGGGCTAGAAAAAGACCTCACCCGAGAGGACGTAGTTGAAATGCTACGAAATGACGTAGCGACCGTTACGTTTACCAAAGCAGACGGAACTGAACGAGTGATGGAATGTACGTTGCTTAATGAAGTTCTCACACAGCGAGTGCCAGTAGGTTTAGCAACACAGGCGCCCAAGCCTGAAAAGAAGAAGAAGGCACCAAATCCCCACACATTAGCAGTCTTTGATGTTCCAGCAGATGGCTGGCGTTCATTTAGACTGGACAGTGTAATTAGTATTGGTTTTCCAACTAGTATTTTTACAGAAGAAGGCATCACTTATCCAACTTTTGAATAAGGAACGTCTATGACGATGCGAAAGAACGATGTAAAGGTTCTTTCTGAAATTGAACACGTTCTGCATCGCCCAGGAATGTATGTCGGTGACACCACTATGGGTCGCCACGACAAATGGGTGATGCGGGACGGGTCAATTGTGAAAGAAACAGTTGAGATTGTACCAGCATTCTTAAAACTATTTGATGAGATTGTATCGAATAGCATTGACGAAGGCTTTAGGACCAATTTCAAATTTGCAAACGAGATTAAAATCTATCTGGAAGATAATGGGAAAATATCAATAACCGATAACGGTCGTGGTATTCCTATTGTAGATGTTCCAGAGTTGGGCAAAACTCAAGCAGAATTGGCATTCACAAACTTACGTGCAGGTGCCAACTTTGAAGATGATGGTCACGTTTCAATCGGGACGCACGGACTAGGGTCAACTCTAGTCAATATCTTATCTAAGAAATTTATCGCTCACACAGATGACGGTAAAAAGCATTTCAGATTAGAATGTCGCCGAAATTTGAGCGAGATAGAAACAGAGATAACCAAGACCAAAGGTAATATGGGAACTTACGTATCATTTTTCCCAGACTATGATAAACTCGGTATGAAACAGATTACCGAGGACCATAAAAATCTGATTGAAAAGCGTGTACACGATTTAGCAGTATGCTTTCCGAAGATAAAATTTAAATACAACGGCCGTGTCGTTCAAGCAGGCACATTCAAGCAATATCTAAAGAAACTAGGCGATAATTATGAAATACTTGAAACACCTAAATTCAAAGTGGCAGTCCTGCCGGCAGAGACTTACGAGCATATATCATTCATTAATGGTATTGACACTTTTGGAGGTGGAACTCATTGTGATATCGTGTCTGGTGATATTTCTTGGACTCTGAAAGAGGCAATTAAAAAGAAACATCGCCTCACAGTACGTCCATCGGACATCAAAAATCACCTCACATTCGTGACTATCACGAATTCAGTGGGCGACCCAAAATTTGATTCTCAAACGAAGGAACGCCTCACTAACAATGCAAACGATATTAAACCACTCTTTGACGGACTCCTAGATGAGAAATTCATAGGGCGAATTCTAAGGAACGAGGAGATAATACAACCTATTATCGAAACGCTCCTTCTCAAAAAGCAGTTGGCTGAGGCACGAGCATTACGCAAAGCCAATAAGGGTATGAAAAAGGCGAAAGTTGCCACTCATATCTCCGCATCAAGCAAGAATTCAGACGATAAAATTCTGTTTATCACAGAAGGACAATCAGCGATATCCAATCTGATTAATGTCCGTAAGACAGACATACACGGTGGATTCCCATTGCGTGGTAAAGTGCGTAATGTGAGAGAACTGAAACCTACCGAGATTATGAAGAATAAAGAATTATCTGAATTGATGTCCATCATCGGATTGGAACTGGGTGAACCAGCAGTCGATTTGAATTATGGACAGATTGGTATTCTAGCGGATGCCGATTTTGATGGATTCTCAATCGCCGCACTACTCGTCAACTTCTTCTCCAACTGGAAAGAATTGTTTGATGAGGAGAGGGTGATACTGATTAAGTCTCCGATTGTCATCGCCAAGAAAGGTAAATCAGTCAAAAGATACTACGACCTGGCAGATTTCGCCAAAGAATCGCTTGACACGAGTTGGAGAATAGAGTATAATAAGGGATTAGGTAGTTTATCAATAGATGAATATGACTTGATGATAAACCACCCAGTGACGGAGGTCATTGAATACGACAGTGGAGCGGGTTCTTCACTTGAAACAGCGTTCGGGAAAAACTCACTCCCACGCAAACAATGGTTAATGCAATGAATGTAACTGACCTAATAGACGGACAATACAAAGACTACAGTAAGTACGTCCTATATTCTAGGGCGATTCCTCATATGATTGATGGTCTCAAACCATCACAGAGGAAGATTCTGTATACCGCATTGAAAACAGCCAAAACTAGTCGTATCAAGACCGCTTCATTAAGTGGTAATACTATATCAAGTGCCAATTATCATCACGGTGATGCCTCTCTAAACGAAGCAATCACGAAAATGGTCCAGTCTCACTCGAATAATATACCATTATTGCAGGGTGAGGGAAGTTTCGGGTCGAGACTGGTACCAGATGCCGCGGCACCACGATACACGTATGTCCAAATGAGCGATAATTTTGAGACATATTTTGCTGATACGATGGTTGCTGATAAGAGCATCGACCCAGAGGACCCAGAACCAGCATTCTATCTACCTATTATTCCGTGGGTGCTAGTGAATGGAATCAAAGGCATCGCTGTTGGATTTGCTACAGAGATACAGCCACGTAATCCGAAAGAGATTGCTAAGGTGTGTCAAGCATATCTGAAAGGAAAGAATATCGATAAGGAGAAACTTCTCCCATACTACCCAGAGTTCTCTGGAAAAGTCTATGAAGAGAATGATGCTACATATTGTGAAGGTGAATATACTCTGACAGGTCAAACGAAGTTAGAGATTACCGAGGTGCCAGTTGGATTCAATAGAGAAACCTATGTCCAAATCTTAGATAAATTAGAGGACACTGGAAAGATTGTATCGTATACAGATAAATGTGATAAGACAGGATTCAATTTTGATGTGACTCTCAAGCGTGGTAAGAAAATGAAAGACCACCAGATAGTCTCCCTATTCAAACTGAAGAAAAAGATTAACGAGAATATAACAGTCATCGACCACGAAGGAAAGTTGAAAGTATATGACACCCCTATTGGAATTATTAAAGACTTTTGCGACTATCGAATTGGTAAATTTGAAGAGAGATACGAATACCTCATCGAAGAGGGCACCACTAGGCTTGGAACGATTCAAGCAAAAGTACGGTTCATTGAAATGGTCATTGATGGAAGGCTGGAATTCAAAAATAAGAACCGAGAAACCATCAAAAAAGAGTTGACAAAGACCTTTAAACCTGTTATAATAGATATATTAATCAAAATGCCAATTTATTCTCTCTGTCAGGATGAGATGAGTAAACTGATAAATGAGGGTACGGCATTAAATAAGCAGATTGAAACCTGGAGAATTATCGATACCACGAAACAATTTATCAACGAACTGAAGGTAGCCTAATTATGGAATTCGTGAATGAGATTAATGAGAAAGAAAATCCGCCTGAGAAAAAGGTAGAGAATTCTTTAGAGATTGGTCACATAAAATATAAGAATGAAGGAGTTATGTTTGAAATCAAAGACGTTAAAGTCAAAGATGCGGACTCTTTACGTGACTTCATATATGAATTAATGGATGAGTGGGAGAGGGCACAAAAATGATACTAGTAGACTTTAATCAAGTAATGATTGGGTCCTTGATGATGAACGCCAAGAGACAATCTGACGTATCAGAGGACCTGTTAAGACATATGATATTGAATACCCTTCGGAACTATAGGAAGCAATTCAATAAGACCTACGGAGAATTGGTGATATGCAACGACAGTAGACACTACTGGCGTAAGGACGTATTCCCTCTATATAAAGCAGGTCGAAAAGCGGGACGAGAAAAGTCTCCTTTCGATTGGGAAGTTATCTTCAAAATCTTTGACCAGTTACGAGAAGATTTGAAAACACATTTTCCCTATAAGTTTATTGAGGTGATGGGTGCAGAGGCAGATGATGTAATTGGTGTGATATGTAAATATCACCACGCAGAAGAGAAGATTTGTATTCTGTCCTCCGATAAAGACTTTATTCAGTTACACAAATACAAAGGAGTTCAGCAGTATTCTCCTATGCAAAAGAAGTTTGTTAGACATCCATCTCCAATAGCGTATCTTAAAGAACACACTATCCGTGGTGATAGGGGTGATGGAATACCTAACTTCTTATCGCAAGATGATTGTCTTGTGGAAGGAGTCAGACAAACACCAGTATCAAAGAAGAGACTCGAAGTCTGGTTGACGCAGAAACCTGAAGAGATTTGTACAACTGCGGAGATGGCTGAACGATGGAAGAGGAATGATGAACTAGTTAACCTTGAGAAGATTCCTCAATTGTTGATAGATGATATTCAAAACGCATTTGCAAAGGAACCAAAAGGTTCAAGGAAGAAGTTATACGACTATTTTATTCAAAACAAATTAGCAAGGTTAGTTGATGTTATTACAGACTTTTAAGTTAGCGGGTGTCGTATAATGGTATTACCTCAGTCTTCCAAACTGATGACAGGAGTCCGATTCTCCTCACCCGCTCCAATATTATGAACGACTGGCAGAAGGCACGAGATGTGGTTATAGGAATGAGTATACTTCAAGTAATAATCTGGTGTATGGGCTGGTTGAGCAAACTAGGAGATAATTAAGATGCAGGTTATACAGATGGCTAGAGTAGACGAGCAAAGTGAGATATTTACGGTATACGGCAAACCTGGATGTACCTTTTGTGTTAAAGCAAAGAACCTCTTAGAAAGCAAGGGTTTAGCATACACATACAAAGAGGTTGGAATTGATATATCAATGAATGAGTTCTTCCACGAAATAGGACAGGAAGTTCGTACTGTACCGCAAATAATGGTTGACAAACGCTTAATAGGAGACTATAATAGTCTTATGAAATACTTAAAGACATAATGGAGGATGATATATGACACCCGCTACCACTGAAGAAATGATAGGACTTAGAGATGGAGTACCATTCGATTCATACGGAGAGAAGGTAATACCAGAGCAAGTTCACGAGATTTTAACGAGACTTGAAAGTGACAACTCACGATTGTTTAAGGAGACTGTCCTTACTATTAATGAGGACCACGAGCAATTGAAACGAGTTCTGAAGGCCGCTTTAGACCCATATACCCAGTATTATCAGAGAAAGATTCCTGAGTTTGAGAGGTCTTGTGAGATGACTACCAAGACGCTTGATTGGGCATTAGACCAGTTACCTACTCTATCTAATAGGGAGTACACTGGTAACGCGGCCATCGAGCAACTGGTGAAGATTCTTGTGTCACTGACAGACGAAAACGCAGAAGTAATAAAGCGTGTGGTAACGAAGGATTTGAAGTGTGGTGTGAGTATCAAGACGGTGAACAAGGTATTTGGTAAGGGCTTTATCGATACATATCCTTGTATGTTAGCGAGTGCTATGAACAAGAAAAACTTTGAGGCCATCAAATATCCCGCTCTGGCACAGACGAAAGCGGATGGTATGAGAGCAAATATTATCATCGATAAAGAAGGTGGGGTAGATGTACGTTCTAGAAACGGTAAGCAGATTATGTTAGATGGCCATTTCGATAATTTTGTAAAGGCAATATTCTACAAATCAGCGACATTGGATAACCTTTCCAGTTTTCACGGGGCAGTCCTTGACGGAGAATTACTAGTTCTGGATGAGGATGAAGATAAGGTTCTTGACAGAAAAACTGGTAATGGAATTCTAAATAAAGCAGTGAAGGGAACTATAACACCTGAAGAAACTGCACGAGTAAGATTGGTATGTTGGGATATGATACCGCTTAAAGACTTCAAAAATGGATTATGTACGATACCGTATTTTGACCGACTAGCCGTACTTGATGACAGAATGAAAGCGGTCTATAATATTCAAGAAAAACAATTGGTTGATATTCTACGAGTAACACCAGTAGATAACTATGAACAAGCAGAATTCTGCTTTAAACAGGCCTTAGAGGCTGGCGAAGAGGGAATTATTGTAAAGAATGGTGATTCTCCTTGGGAAAATAAGCGTTCTAAATATCAAGTGAAGATGAAAGCAGAATTAGAGGCAGACCTCCTAGTGGAAGAAGTAAATTTTGGTACTGGCAAATACGAGCATTTGGTAGGTTCCCTATCGTGTACAACGAAAGATGGAACTCTTAAAGTGAATGTTGGTTCGGGCCTAAGTGATGAACAACGAAATCTGCCTTTCAAGGATTTCATAGGTAAGATAGTGTCAGTTAAGTATAATGAAAAAATTAAAGATAAGAACTCCGACACCTGGTCGTTGTTTTTACCAATCTTTCAAGAACTAAGATTGGATAAAACGGAAGCAGATAACGTGAAATGATACCACCAAGAATTCTTAAAGAATTACAGGCTCCTAGTGACCCTCATAATCGACAATACAAATTAATGGTAAGAGATGTCGGTGAGTATGAGGAAGATTCACTATTGAGATTATGGTTTACGATATTAAAACATCGCTGGCACCACCTAATAAAGGGTGAGGGATGGCGAGATTAAGGAAGGATGTAGATGGAAGTAGTTGTACGTCACGGTAATGTGACAAAGGCATTTAAAGTTCTCAAGAAGAAACTTCAAAAAGATGGGTTATTCAGAGAACTGCGGATGCGTAAGTATTTTGAGAAGCCCTCAGTAAAACGAGCAAGGAAGAAAAAGGAAAGCATTAGACGGGTTGCAAAAGAGCAACGATTAAAACTTAAACAAGAGGAATAAATCTATGCAAATAACCGCAAATA